TTGGCCGCAGCTTTTACTGAAGCGTAAAGCTTTGGGTTCTTTGGTTTAGGACTACTGCTTTTCTTAGACATTTACTTTCCTTGCTGTATCACTAATCATATGCTCTAAATGACTTACAAGAATCTTTCTCATATTCTCTGCTCTTTGTCTGTTGGTAAAAGAATACTCTCGTATATCATCATTGCTTATCTTGAGTGAGAATACGTAGAAAGCTCCCTTTTTTACGATACTAGAAGTACTACCATTTGCTACTCTAGCAGGATTAATTAATGTACCGAAGTTTGTTTCAATTATGTTTGACATCACTTTTTTCCCATTAGTTTCATTGCTTGACCAACACCCTTAATTCCAAAAGAGGAACTAACGGCTATAAATAAAAGATATTGATACCAATCTGGTAACGTATTAAGAACTTCAAACCCAGATCGTACATATTCTGTCATACTAGGAATAAAGACTAATATAGCAGGTAGTAGAAGGACAATCAATGCGAACTCGTCTTTCCACGATCCATCTGTGGCGTCTGCCATAGACTTCTCCCAAGCAACTTCTCCTGCTGCTACTTTTTCTGCGACGACTGCTTTAGCTTTGGCTTCTGCTACTTTAGCTTGACCATCAGCCTTGACCTTCTCTACCTTGCTTTCCATCCACGAACCTGCGAGGTTAGCTATAGGACCTATTAACGCACCTAACATTATTTTTGCTCCTTATGTTCGTGACCCATCCAAATACCAAACACACCTGTCATCACGCCCATAACGACGGATACAAATGCTGATTGAGCTGCGGTTGGTGTATCTAAACTCATAAACCATTCAGCACATCTCCAAGACATAATTGTGCTTGCAAGCATCATACATCTTGGGAGTATCTTCCATTTCAGAAACTGCTCAACGGTTACCATTATCTACCTTGTGACTTGCGTAGTAGCTCTACGTAGCGATTGTAAAATCTGCTACTTATCTTATTAAAAAATTTAAATAGTTTGAAGTTAATCGAAATCAACATTTCCATCTCTTTCTAGCTTGTCGTAAACGGCTATTAGGATCTTTTGCTGCTTTAGGAAACTTTTTCATTTGCCCTGCACTTCTTGCACAAAAGGACTTTCTTCTTTTAGCATCTTTGCTTCCCGGCTTGACCTTGCCAGTTACTGCTGTCTTGAGTTTTGATCCGGGATTATCCCTTCGATACTTAGCTACACCTTTTGCAGTCATACCCGCACCCTGTTTAGTTGGGCGTTTGTGACCACCTTTAATGGTGTGACCTTTCATTGTACCTTTGCTAGACATTACTTCTTAACCTTGCCACCTTTAGCTTTTGGGGTTCGTGATCTAATAGCCGCTTCTTCTTGTACATAATTTTTACTAACCATACCTCTGGCTATACTCATAGCTCTCATTACATCTTTATCAGACAATCTAGAAGAACCTTTAAGAGCGGTTGATGCTGTCTTTGCTAATCTCTCTGCTAAAGCATCTCTTTTAGTAGCAATGTCCATTCCACCGCCACCTTTAGTAGCATTTTCACTAACCATCATTTTGTTAGTTTTGCCACCTGCTGCCATGTACTTTTTGGTTTTGCCACCTGCTGCCATGTACTTTTTTGATTTGCCACCTTTAGCCATCATTTTCTTTTTTCCCATCATTTGTCATTCTCCGAATATAAGTTATCAAATGTTATTGCAGGATCAAGATAGGTTTCGTGAATCTCTGCATTATGTATGTACTGGCTCGGTCTAAAGTCTGGAGGTCCTTCACCAGTCTCCCAGAGTGCAGGACTTGTTGCCCTTACTCTGTTGTTTGGCAAGGCAACGATGTTACCTGTCCAAGCTCCTGCATCTATTAGCTGTAACACGTGACTTTGTTTATGTTGTGCAGGGTCATCTGCTATGTCACTTTCTGTGTAGTCTACAGTAAATAAATATTGTCCTTTGTGAAACTCTCCGTCTATCTTGCAAATCCACGGAGATGAACTAACTCTATCTAGTCGCACTATTGAGTGATGGTGTGAGCTACAATCCCACGGTTGAGCCAAATGCGTTGGCATTTTTTGCGGCCACTCTTCGTACGGTATATCAGCAACAAGTGCTGTTATTGGCATCCTTGCCCACATTGCACCACCGTGTACGTTCGGTTCATTTTCATCGTCATCACTTTCACATCCTGTAAATACAACTTGAAAACTTAGACATCTATCTGGTACTGTATTCACGGCTATTGCTAGTGCATGTAAATATTCACCGTGATACATTTGGTGATTGTGTGTAAATTCTTTTCGTACCCAACACTTAAAGTGTGGTATGTTACTTATTAAGTATGACATATCTTACCCTCGTATAAGATAGTTACCCCTTTTTGAAAAGTAAGAGAGCAAGTTGCCCTGCTCTCTCGCATAGTTATATTATGTACCAGTTGAAACTGTAGCACTTTCTACAGGATTCTGTGATACGTCAGCTAAAACAGCGATAACTCTAAATCTTAGAGCAGTCTCGTTGTTTGTAGTTGTTGTTTCGATGACCTTAACTTGGATAGCATTAGCTGCTGTTACCATGTCACCCACTTCACCGTTTGTACCTGCACCGAAGTTTGTGATACCTGCATCTGCAGCGTCACCATCGATAAAGGTATCTACTGAACCGTCAACACCTACATCTAAAGAGATGTTTGCGTTTGATGCAGCTTCAAGGATTTCTAGATATCCGTTAACAACAACAGTATCAGCAGGTAGGTCAATCATCTTAACGATGTCACCATTTGCTAAGTTTGTATTGTCAGCAGCATCATAGACTGGAGATACCACCACGTAAGGTCTTGCGACGTTACCCGGATGACCTACAGTTCCACCACCAGTGATGGTTCTATCATATGTAGCCATTTATATATCTCCCCTTATGCGAAGTCAATGACGCCACGTACAAGAGCTTCAGGTCTAAGGACTTTTCTTCCGAAGACATGTAACCCTCTAACAACGTCAGAGAATGATTCAGTTGAACGTACCACTTCAGTCTTTGCGATGTGAGACGCTGTAGCTGCAGCAGAAATGTGACCTGCTAAAACAAGATTTTCAGAACCATCTGTTGCTAGTCCTGACATTGTTACTTGGTCTGTGCCTGCTGTGCTGTTTAATGCAGTAGACTTGTAGCATTTAAATCCTGCAAGTGTACCGATTGTTGCAAGTCCGTTTCTTAGGTTAGAAGTTGCATCGCCAGTTACCTGTACTTCAGCAATCTTGTTACCTGCTTGAAACATCTTCTCGTAGAAGATAGGAGGAGCAACAAACCATCTGTTCTCTTCTGGCACAGACTGGTCGTCAAGCACTCTTGCCATTAATAGCATGAGGTTGATACCTGCATCGTCAGTTTCTACGTTAATAGGAGAAGCTGCTGTACCTAAAGTTGACGCAGTAGTTATTAAACCACCTGCTAAACTTGCATCATCAGCACCTGCAATACCTGCACCATTTGCTAATGTTTGCAACACGTTTGCATCGTATTTTCTCTTTAAAGAAAAAGCACCTGAAGAAGTTGCTAATGCTTCAAAGTTGACATGAGAGTGTCTCTCTTCAATGTCATCGATTTTAAATGCAAATGCGTTAGCTTGGTCAACGGTCAATGTAATTTGATCGTCTGCCAAGTCTTGAGTGTTTACCACAGAACCCCTTGAATAACTAGATACAGTTATTGTTGGTTCTTTGATAATATTTACAGTGTCACCAAAGTTTTCAATTTCACCAGTGTAATCGGTATTCGTAATATCTTCTGCAACCGAAGCACGTCTGAAGAATTTGAGAACTTTTTGGCTAAATATCTGAGGAGCAAAATTACCTGACGGTAAATTATTGTACCCAGAAGCGGAATTGAAAGCCATTTTTCTCTCTCCTTTTTTGAGGTTTTAGCTGTTCATGTCAATTCGCCCTTCTTGCCGTGCTAGATCGATATCAGCTTCAAGCTTCTCGAACTCCCACGGTTTAAGTCTGGCGATGTCAGAGCCTTTCCAAATTTTCTTATTTGCGTTGGCATCAGTTCTTATCTCCTTTACTCTGGGAGATGTAACAGCCATTGCAGCAGAAACATCGGGTTTTTTACTCTGTTGTTTTTTGGTTGTGATCCCTGCGTCTGCTTTGTAGAGATCAATAACCCTAGCAGCTAGTCGAGCATTTGTGTTATTTTTTAACACACCATCACTGATAGTGGTGGGTTGTTCTTCTAACCACTGTAAAAACTTTTCATCTTGTTTTATTTCTTCAAAATCAGGATGTAAAGTCTTTAGTTCACGATAGGCGACCTTAACCAAATTTTCTTTCTCACGAGCTTTCAAAGTTTTAAGTTCTTCTTGAAGTTGTTGAGCTTGCTGATTAGCTTTTTCCGCAGCTATAGTTTGCATTACATCATAAACATCAGGATAATCTTGTCTAAACTTTTCTAGTTCTTCTGGAGTTTTAGGTAGCGGAACATTCATATTAGATTGTTGCATTGCACTTTCTAACTGTTGTTCTTTTGTCTTAAACTCCTGTATCTTCTGATCGTAGTGACGCTTCAAATCATCATACCGTTTCTTGTAATCATGCTCTGGAGCAGTCTCTTCTCTCTTTGTAGATACGAAAGTTTCCTCTTCTTCCTCTTGAGTAGCCACTTCTAATGTGGGGTCTTGAGTTTGCTCTTCTTCGTCGTCTTTGTAAACATCATCACGATATTTACCACGATAAAGATTAGGATTGTTTATAACTCCATCGGAGTCATTTGGTTTGTTGGCTCTTGCACCACGAACTTGTTGTTTTGCCATAGTTTTTACCTCATTCTTGCAGTGCCACTGGCTGTGGGTAGCTGCTTCGGTCTGTCAGGGCCACATGTGTGGGTAGCTGACGAATTTTATTTAGATATTATTTTATTTGTATAATATCCAATAAATCATTTAAAACTTTCTCTCCGTAACCTGCACCTTCTCCATAAGATGCAAGTGCGTCTTCTATAGTTTTGTGATCTTTTAATTTGTGAAGAAGAATTACATCAGCAATTTTATCATAATACTTTTTGTGCATCTTTGGATCGATAGTACCTTTTCCGTAAGGCTTCAACTCCTCTGATTTTTTGCCGTATACTTTTCTTGCATCAACGTCTTGTCTCATTTCTGCAGGACCACGTTTAAGAACGCCATACAATTCTTTGTTTATCTTGTCTTCACCTTGTAATTTTAAAGCTTGTAAGTATTTTTTTTCTTCGTTATTTAAAGTTTTATACTCAGGACTTCTATTTTCAAAATCTTCTATTAAACTTTTAGTTATTTGCATAGGACCAAATGCAGAACTACTCTTACCTTTCTTAGCCTTTACGCCTGTAAATATGTAAGGATTTTTTTCAAAACCTTGTATCTCTGTCTTCTTAATTGCTTTTTTAATATCCCCAAAGGTGTAATCACCAAAAAACCTTTCTTGATCTAAAGTCATTTCTATTGGTTGGTCAGATATACCGGGAACAAACGCATCTTTATACTTGCCTATGTTAGAATCTTTAGTATTTAAAGGTGGTTTACGAAACAAAAATCCTTGCTCTGGATTTCTTACACGCATTCCTTCATAAGCAGCATATTTACTTTTATCTGTAGGCTCGTCGTTAAGTTTATTCTTTAATCTAGTTACTTCAGATTTACCTGAATTGTTTATAGCTTCTAGTATTGGATACCCTATTTTTTCTGCAATGACTCTTGGTATATACGTTTCAGAAGAAGCTGTTATAAGTGGAACTCTATCTCTATTCTTTATTTTAGGATTTCCTACCCGTATGTCAACCCCTTCTTTTTTTAATTCATTCATTGCATAGTTTATAAGAGAGTTTATCTGTTTACTTTTACTATTAGAAGCAGGTCCATTAACAACATAATCTCCATCTTCCGCATCAAACTCAAATCTATCATTTACTACATCAGTATCCATAAATGTTTGCTCTGGCTTAATAAGTCCTACACCTTTAATTACTTCAACTTTTGAAGTGAATCCATTTTTAGAAGTTCCTATTTTGCCACCGTATGCAGTCCAACCACCACCTCCAAAACCATCATTAGAAGAACTTGTATCGCCGCCGCCCATACCACCATCGCTGTCATTATTATCATTATAAGATGAAGGCTGAGACGCATCTAAACCACTAGGTCCTCCAGTAGGTCCTCCATAACCACCACCTAAGTCGCCTGTAGCTCCAACTCCTGTGTCTACACCTGTAATATTGTCCATATCAATACCTATGTTTATTCCCATAGGATTGTTCAGGGTATCTTGAGCAACTACATCTGTCTCAAGACCAAAGTCCATACTTGGACTAGTCATCATATCATCTCTAAAATCTTGAGCTGCTTTATAATCCTTAGCAAAATCTTTGTAAGAAACTGCTTGCCTATAACTTTGAGGGGTTGTTACACCAAATTGTGCTTGAAGTCTTCCCGGAGAAAAAGCATAAGTTCCTCTGCCCGTAGGATCAAAACCTAATATTTCTGCTTTTACTTCGTCAGGTAATTTAGAATTCATAATCTCGTCTTGGAATTTTTTTTCAGCATCTGTGAATGTAGCTGTCGGAGAAAACTTTGATTTCATAGACTCAATGCCTGCTGCCATAGGACCTGACTTACCAGTAAGCATTTCTCGTATTTTTTCCATATCTTTTGGACTAGCGTTAGGTATTGTACCAATAATATTATTAGGAGTTACACCTATAACTTGATTGTTTACAACTCCCACACCGTAACCTTTTTTACCCAAGCCTGCCATAGCTTGTGCGTATTGAAGTTGTTCTAAATTTTTTTGTCCTGCGTAACCTGCTGTTATAAAACTTCCAGACAAACTTGCAACTTGACCTAATGCTTTCCCCGGATCAAAAGCTTGTACTACTCCAAATGTTGCCCTTGTACCTTTAGGGCCTATTTGAAAATCTTTTCCAAAAACGTCAACTTTGCCACTTTTACCTGTTCCTCCTAATAAAGATTCTAACTCTGTAGGTAAATCTTCTATGTTAACAGCTTCGTAATCAGGGCCTCCACTTGTATCTTGTTCATATTCAGGAACAATACCCTGTTCTGCAGAAGGTTTTCTTTTACCATATATAGGAAAAGAAGGTCGTTTTCTTTCTCCAAACGGAGTAGGAATAGGAGCTATAGCTAAAGGTGCAAAGTTAACAACAGAAGGTATTTGAAGTTCATCTTCAAGCCTAAACGCTGCCGCTGCTCCTAGCTGTTTGAACATATAATCTTTTATGATTGATTCAATCGACACTTTTCATCCTTACTACAGCTTCATGGTCACTCTTAAGTCTCTTGATCTGTTCCAGTAAAGCCAGTTTCCCCTGCAGTTGGAACACCTCCAGTTCCGATCGTGCCGCCACCAACGCCTGAATCGTCATTTGGGTTAGCTCCCGGAGGTACTCCTCCAGACTGTTCCATGCCTGCTCGTTGTTGATCAGGGGATTCAGGTTGTTGGCTTGCTTCTTGTTGAGCATTTTGAAGTCCTCTAAGTATTTCTGCGAATATCTGTGCTTCGCTTACGTCGTTAACCAAACTATCTGGGTCTATGTCTTGTGCTATAGCAAGCTCTCTCATAAGGTTTGGTATCTTTATGAAAGGTGCAAGCATTGGGTTACTTGCAGTTTGCAACAAAGTTGTTAATCGCTGACTTCGTACCTCTTTTTGCATTACTGCTGCAGTACCACGAGGTTTGATTTCAAGGTCTCCCTCTATTTCAGGTACGTCATCTGTAAACTGCATATTCCATTGAAAGTATGATTCACCCATGGGTTTCAATAAATGATCATCTATATTTTTTATTACAGTTTTGAGAGATAGACTTGCACCTCCGAGCAACATAGATAAACCTGATGCTGTTCTACCCGTTCCTGTGACACCAGTTTGCCCGTGTAATATTGACGGTATACCTGTATCTTCGTCAGCAAGTTGTCGTGATATCTGATACATCTGTATATTTTCTGGTGCAGTGTTTGGAAACTTTAAACCGTTAATTGCTGTACCAGTCACGCCTGACTGTCTTCTAAATATCTTACCGGGGAATATATCCATATTTTGACCGGGAACTAAGCTTGCTTCGTCTATGTCAAACACAAGGTTACCTGCAAGTGCTAAGTTATCAATAGCCATACGGTAGTGACCATTCATTAACTTTTGAGAAAACTCCATGTTCTCTGCTACACCAACTCCCCATAACTGATATGGATTAGTTTCGTATGGAAATGCTTGGTAGGGTATTCGTGCAGGCATAAATGGATTAAGAACACAACGAAGTATCATATTACCACAAGTCCAAACGTTAACTTGAATTTGATCTAATTCAGACATCTCCTCGACGCCTTCCATGCCTATTTCATCAGCATGTTTTTTATCAATAATACCCCAGTACTCAAGTACTTCAAATCTGTTTTCTTGAAAGTATGGTTCAGTATCATCTTCACGAATAGTATCTTCGTAATATTTATCTTCGTAGTTAGGACCTTTAGCAAGACACTCTTCTATAGCATCTTTATAAAAATATGGTCTATTCATCAAGGCACGAAGTTGTTGTCTGTTCATACGATGTCTTTGTATGACGTATTCACAATCTTCTATGCTTGTTGCTGATGGGTCAGGGTGAAAATCCCACAATGATACATATTCAATTCGTGGTACTATCTTTTCGTATGGAGCGTAAGTTTTTTCTCCATTTTCATTTTTATCCCACTTGTGAATACGTTTGTAAGAATTAAACGGACCTTTGACTATTCCTGTTCCAAGTAAACAAGACTCAAAAATAGCATTACGTAAAACAGTAACAGCATCTGTGTCTGTCAACTGATCATGTATAAGTTTTTCTAAATTAAGAGCTGCTTTTTGTGCAGGACTTATTTGTGGTTCACCTGCAAGAGAAGGTCCGGGAGATAAATTAGCATTAGCGTACCTGCCTTTTAACCCTCCTAAGAAGTCCAAATCTCTAGTTGCTTGTGTAGCACCGGGGGGCAGTTCTCTCCCATCTCCTTCATACCCATAAGGGTCTTGTTGAACTATTTCATCCAACGGAGTTGTTTGATGTGCAAATTCTGCTATACCTTCTGGTACTGGAGTTGGCTCAACAACTATAGGAAACTTTTTATTAGAAAAAAGTATATCGATTATTTGTCCGTATGCAGCAAGAACTTTTGTTTTAGTTACCTTTATGAATACACGAGATCGTTCTGATTCTCTATATTGAGTAGACGAATCATAAATACCCCTGTAATTTTTAAAAGCTTGTAACCAACGTAGTTCATAACTGCGTCTGCCATTTTCTGAGTCTTCAAATCTACTTTTGATATATCCTGCCAATCCGGGCATTTGTTCGCTAGGATTTTGTACAGGTATTTCTGTATCATCAGCAGGTTGAAGAAAATTTTCATCAGCCATGATTTACCTATTTGTTATTAGTAGTCTCTTTCTTCAGCCATCTTGAATAAAGAAGCTTCGACTGTAGGTTTAGTTTGCTTCTTTGGCATATCGACTTGTAAAGCATCTTGGTCTACTGATGTAGTAAATTCAAGACTTTCTCTGTATAGTTGCTTAGAACCCATGTCATCGTTTACAGATGTTTTATCTGAGTTCATGATGTAAGCAGCACCATAGTTGTAGTTATTGTTAGGCATATTAAGTTACTCCCATAAAGTTTTGTTGCCGTTGTGTCTCATCAGATAGTTCTGATCGAGAAGGTGGGGTAACAAACCCCGGAGATACATCAGGTGTTCTGCCAAATGTACTCATTCTGCTACCTATGTTGGTATCCTGTTCAATTATGTTAAGAGCTTGAGATTGATTTGTTTGAGTAGGTTGTAAACTACTTTGCATTTGGTTCAAAAAGTTTGCAGACTCAGACTCCATGCCCATCTGTCTGCTAGGTATTGGCTGTCCTGCTTGAGACATCCCCGTGTCACGAACAATGTCTGATCCCTCTCCTGCAGGACTTGATTGCATAGCAAAACTAACTGCTGCACCCGGACCTGTTCCAATTCCTTTTTCAAGTAATAAGTCACTTGCCATAGCTGCTCCAGTTCCAACTGGATCTTGCATAAATTGTCTAGCAGTTTCAAATCCTAAAGCACCTATAAAACCTTTTTTCAAAGGTTTGCCTAAATTCTTTGTAATCCAATCTAAAGCGTTTGCACCTTTGTTCTTTAGCTCCAGTAAATCTGTTGCTTTCTTTTCGGCTCTTACTTGATTTTTTACATCTTGAATTTTTAATCTTGCTTTTTCTGCTTCTTCAGCAGTTTCTGC